AAACATTATATCTATCATCTAAAAATGTTATTAATAGTGTTTTTATCCAGTTAGGAGCTATAATTGTTTCATATCTATCATCTCCTATTATATCAAGAATACCTGTTGTTGTAGGGTCTGTTGCACCACTAGCAAATCCTGTCAATGTAATTCCTATTCCTTCAACTACTCCGTCATACATTAAACCTATTGAATTTCCTTCTGTTCCTTTGTTTATAGCTGTAAATACTACACTTCCTGCTGTATTTACTCCTGTTGCTGGAAGAGTATCATCAGCAGTAGCTAAGGCAACTAATTTATCACCAAGTTGTGTAATAGTGTCATCTTTTAAAACTGGAAGAGCTAATCTATGATTATATTCACTTCCTATTGAAATATAAATTGTTCCATTTGCAGTAGCAGGACCCCCAGTAAAAGCTATAGTTCCTGTTGCACTTGCTCCACCTCCTGCATCATTCATACAAAGAGCATCAACTCTTGACACTTTATTTTCTTCTCTTATAGCTAAAATTCCTTGTGTAATATGTTCGTTAGCTCCAAATGTAGTTTTAATTACACTTGCATCATTTCCTATTTCTCTTGTAAGAGAACCATTAGCAGGAACACTTGATTGACCTATTATTAATATTTTATGTGCTGGTGCTCTAGCTGGTATCTGTGCATTTAAAATATTTTCATTTAATATAGGATATAAGTTTGACATTTTTTTACCTTTTAGTTATTATTATTTTTTCTTTTTTATATTAATTTCTTCTAATGTTATATTCTCAGGAACTTTATTTTTAAGTGTTATATCATTGTCAACTACTAAAACACACTCATCAATCTTAGCATCTTTTAATCTATCTCTCCAAAATTTATCTAGTGGAGTATTATCTTCATCTGTTTGTACTTCAATTTCCTCTCCTACTTTATAATTTCTTTTATAAAAAAGAGGTTTTAATATTTTTATTTTCATAATTATTTTTTTTAGTTATTTAAATTTATAATTTTAATTTATCTAATTATTTTTTTTTGTCTATTTGATATTCTGCTTTTTTTTTAAAATTATTAATAACTTTTTATTGACAATATATTTTTAATAGATAAATTAAGGATAATCTTGATTTTTTTTTAAAAATTTAATTTAAATAAATGAAAAAAGATAAGAAAGAAATTCTTGTAGATTTAATAACTACATTGTATCCAGCAGAAAATTTGACAGCTAGTATAAACTTACTATCCATAGAAATAGGATGTTCTTATAGTAAAATATATAAAATGTGTAGAAATGAAATTTATTCTGTAAGAAGAGAAACTTTAGCTTTTCTTAATATAAAAGAAGAATTATTAAATTTGAGAAAAGAAATATTAAATAAAAAAAATAAGAAAAAAATAGAAGAAAATTATATAATTCAACTTCCTATTATATTTTCTTTTACAAAACATTGATTATGGTAAATTTGGTAATTATCTCTTATCGGTTGACTAATAGTATTACACTTTTATACTTCCGAGTATAGATATAAGGTTTAGAATTTAGTTATTAATAATGAAAGGTAATAGAAATGGATAATAATGAATTAGAAAAAGAATTATTAAGACAAGGTGAACTTCGTATTAATGGTATATTACAATTTTCAAAAGAAATAGACGATAAAATTTTTAAACTTTTAGCATCGTCTTTAGCAATTATAAGTGCATTATTATTTTTTATATTGAATTCTCATAAAACTCTATCAATAGCTTTCTTATATACTTGTTTTTTTGCATTTTTATTACTTTTTATAAATATAATATTTCTTTTATTAGCTTCTTCTCCAAAGAAATATAAAGGTATTGGATTACCACTAGAAAAATTTATTGAAGAACAAAGTTTAAAAAAGATACTATTATTTTCAAAAGATTATTACAAAAGAATATTCTCAGAAAATAGAAGTATAAATAATTCTAAGAATTTTTATTTTAATAAAGCACTTTTATTGCTATCAATCACACCTTTTTTAAGTGGATTGTTTTATTTTATAACTTTAAAACAATTACAAACTTTTTTCTCCCCAATCTTCTTCATCTTCTTCTTTTGGTTCATAGTTCTTTTTGTTATTTTCACTAAAGATATTTATCTTATTATAAAGAAACTTTTTAGGAATAAATAAATTAAATTCTCCATTTTCTTTAACTTTAATATATCCTCCAGCTTTTTCAATTTCCTCTTTTGTAAAATTTAGATATTGTATATTTTCTTGACTATTATCAGTCTCTTTATTATCATTTAACATAGTTAAATACACATTAGTTTCTAAAAATTTTAAAACACCTGTTAGTAGCAGGTGTTTTTTTTATAACACAATATCATTCTTTATTCCAGTATCCTCATTATCTTGATTTAAATAACTTTCTTCTATCCTTCTAAATGCACTTCTATCACTAGGCTCTACAATATCTGGTCTTTGTATATATCCTGTTGTTTCATATTCAAATCCGTGAATATAATAAGCCTTTGAATAATCAAAAAATCTATCAAATCCTACTCCATTTAATGTTTTAGAAAAAGGATATAATAAATCTTGTGCTGAAGCATACATTTCTGCTCCTCCTACAGAACTTACTGCAGGAATAAATACATAAATAGTAAAATTATATATAACAATCTGTTCGTAAAATTCACTATTATTATGTGTATAATTAGCATCTGACTTTTCTTTTCTATCTTTACTTATTTTTGTTGGATTTTGTACTATAAAAAGCCAATAATTATCTGTACTTTGTGCTGTATATCCTTCTATTGCCCTTTCAATACTAATAGCTCCATCAATCCTACTTTTATAATCCCCTGTTATAGTTCCTTGTGCTGGAGAGTTTAATGCTTCTTCTAAAGTATAAGTAAAAATATCATCATCAATTCTTGTTATTTGTTTAAGTCCATTATAACCCTTATTTAAAGTTCTTAATTGATAAATAGTTCCTGTTGCAGGAGTAGTTGGATTATTAACTACATAATAAAAGAATGTATATTCATTATGAATTGCTTGACAATATATTTGTTGTTTTGTCGTTGCAGGACTTATAATTTCACCTTTTAAAGTATAAGTAAATGAAGTTGTAGTAGGAGTTGATAAAATAGATATTTCAGTTTGATTATAACTCTGTTGTTCTGCTCCCCATATATTAATTTTAAAATTTGCATTTACTATAAATCCATGGGCTTCTTCTGTAGTTGCAGTTATTACATCTCCAGCTTTAACTAATGAACTAATTTTTATTTTCTTAGGTTCTATAAGAGTATGTACTCCGTTATAATCAGATTCATTTGCTCCTACTATTTCAACACTCTCTCCTACAGAATAAATAACTTGATTTTGTTGAGTAGTAAGTGCAGTTGCTTGTGTTCCTATTCTTGTAAGATTTGATATAGCATAAGGTACTTTAGCTCCTTTTATACTTATATAATTTCCTGTTATTAGTCCGTGGTCTACAGAATTAGCAGTCGCAAGTGTACCGCTTGAAGTAAGAGAAGAAATAGCAATTGTATTAGAGAATTTTGTTGTGTACTTTGGAAGTATTTCTCTTAACTGGTTTATTATTTGTGTTATTAGTGGAGTTGTCATTTTTTATTAACAGGTTATTAACAATTTTATTATTTTTTCATCATACTATTATAAACTTCTTGTCCTATTATATTTGCACCATTTACAAGATTTTTATCTATATTATTTTTCAATCCCGGTCTTGCTCCCATTTTTTTTGTTCCACTTTCAAGATATTTACCATAATCAACAGATTTATCATATCCAAATTCCATATTACTAGAACCTTGTACTTTAAAATCAACAGACCTTCTTAAATTTCCTGATAGATTAGCTGGAGTTTCACCAACTGCAGAAGCAATATGTCTTCCTCTTGTCGTTCCTCTTCTTACAATATATTGTTTCCCATTTTTTCTTCTAAGTATATCTGCTCTTAATTCTTTATATAAAAGACTACCAAATTTATAAAGTCCTTGTCTTGTACCAGTTTTTGTATTACTTCCCATCTGTCTTGTAATTTGATATGTTCTTATTGTATTTGGAGTTGGAGTAATCTTAAACATATTAAGCCTCATTTACTTTAAGAGAGCTAAGTCCTCTTTCATTACATACAAATTTTAAAAACAAACCTTCTTCATTTAAATCTTGCACTCTTAATATTTTTAAATATCTACTTGATAATAGAATAAATTTTTTACTTACTAGTGTTGAATTATATCTTGTTATTATATCGTGAGTATTTGTACCTAGTAAATCTGTACCACTAAAAACATCTTTACCATTTTTTGTTTCTATAGCACACCATACACTAGTATTATTCTTAAATATTTCACCATATCCTATATCTATATCTGTTCTTGCATCAATTTCTCTATCAAGAAAAACTGCCTTTTTATTTAAGTCTCCTATACAATAATTTTTTGATTTAATTCTTATTTTATCACAAGTCATTTATTCCTCCCAAGCTATAGGTTGAATTCTATAATTGTCATAAATATTTTTAGAAGTACAAGGAAGTTTGCAAGAATTACTACTATCACCTTCACAATCTCCTCTATTTGCATATAAATAAGATATATGATTAAGCATAGCAATTTTAATATCTTCGGGAATAGAAGTATTAGTAAGTCCATAACCTGCAGTAAAAGTAATCTTTGTAGCTTGCATTCTTACATCTTGGTCTGTTGGAAAACTTCCGTCCTGTGTTAAATAAATAGAACTATATTGATTTGTATCTGTAAAATAATAATTAGAAGCATTCCAAGTAGTTAAAACTGCATCTAATAAGTATTCAATTTTTGTTATTGTTTGTAATTTTGATTTTTTAACTATTATTCCACAAGTATAACTAAGACAATCTAAGTATGCTATGAATGTTTTTATGATTAGTGTTCTTTGAGTATATCTTTCAAAAAAATTAGATACAGATTTAATAAGAAATGTTAAATAAGTGTCGTCGCTCACATCTGCCACATCTATTCTTAATTGTGCTTTTACTTCTACTAAAGTTAAAGGAAGTTCGGCAGTTTGAGAAGATATTTGATAATCTTTAAAAACTTTAGTTTTATAATTGCCGTACATTCCTTTAACCTTTTATTAATTAATCACGAGTAAATACTAAACTCAATTCAACAGAAACTGCATTAGAAGGTGTTGCATCAGATAGAATTGTTATTACAGAATTTGCAAGAACAACATTATTTGCACTAGGCTCTAAAGTGTCAATTGCATCAGCTCCTGAGCCATCTGCTATAACAACATTACCTGCAGAAGTTCCTCCGTCTACTTTAACAGATAACTTTCCTTCTGCTCCAGGGTCTCCACTTACAGAACTTATTATTTTTATTAAAGTACCTGCAAATGGTGCTACAATCTTTGCATTATTTGCACCTGAAATGTCAGCAATTCTATGAGTTAGAACATACTCTTTTAGATTTGCTCCTCCACTTGTTTTAACAGAACCACCAAGAACTAGTTTATTATCACCAGTTTCATCAGCTTGTTCGTTATAGTTTAATACATTTACATCAGACATTATTTTATACCTATTTTATTATTAATATTATTCATTTATTTCTTCTGGAGAAGTTTCTGTTTCCACTTCTTCTTGTGGATTAACTTCTTCAGTTGTTTCTTCTGGTGTTATATTTTCTTCCATTTGTTTGTTATATTCATTAAGTTTTTCTAAAAGAACGAGTTGTTTATCAGAAGTAGTAAAAGAAATCTTTAATTCTTTTAACTTTTTCTTTAAATCTTGAAATGAAAACTCTTTTACTTTATTACTAAAATTAGTTATAGCTTTGTTTTCTATAACTGGATTTAAAGATTTTTCTTCTCCTTCCACTTCAACAACTCCTGTTTTTTTATAGAACTCTAATAATGTATTACTTACTTTATTTATTTTTTCTGCTTCTACTTTATCTCCTATTTCAAAATGTGTAGGATTAATTCCATCAAAAGCAATAGTTTCTTTTTTTAAAAATTTTACTATTTTCATAATAAGTTATTTTTTTTAATAAAAAGGGGATTGATCCCCTTAGATTAATTATTTTACTAATCCATATACAGAGCGAATTTCACCCATCTTATGAACCATTGCTCCGAATGTTAAATTAGCTGTATTCGCAGATACACCAGACAATCTTACATGTCTTTTTGTTCCTATTAATCCTATTGAGAAGATTTCATTTGAACCATCTAATTTTGAAGCTACTTCTTGTCCTGTTTCATATAGAACATCTGCTACAACAACAGGAACTATATTAACATCTGCAACAACATTTGAAGTTGAACCACCATCATCACTCTCTTCAAAAAGAGGAGTAATATCTCCAGTTGTTCTAACACCCATCTGTCCTGTAAATAAAATACCTAAGCCATAACCTAGTGTGTCAATCCATACTCCATTTGTTGTAGTGTCAGTATTAATTAACTGAGTATTAAAAGCAACTTGTGGTAATAAATCATTATATATTTCTCTTGAAGCCATTGTTTTGTACCTATTTTGTTATTATTTTATAAATAAATTTATAAGGGGATTGCTCCCCTTAGATTAATTAAGCTGATAATTGATAAACTTTAATAGCTTGAAAGTTTTTAACTGCTCCACCTGTTCTTTTTGTTGTATAGAATTTTACATAAGGTTTAGATGTAAATGGGTCTCTTAATACATTAATACCTTGTCTATCAACTATTTGATAACCAGCTCTAATATCACCATAAATTATAGCTTTTGTTCCTGTAGTAAATGCAGTTGCTTTTGGCATATCAGAAGCGAAAACTATTGGTTTTCCTAATAACATAGGTGCAAATCCATCTTTCATACCTGTTGTA